CGGGAAGAAAGCAGGAAAAGGAGCGTTAAGGTTATGAAAATAAGGAGCAAAGCGACGCTGACACTTCGGGCCATGTTGGCCCGAAGATATGGGTTTGGGGCGAGCCCCAACAAGCAGCCTTTGTGCCACTTGTGGCCACAGAGGCATTGCTTGCCATTTAGCTATTTAGCAATATACTGCAAAAAAGATTATTGAGTTTATACAACATCTATTGTTTTACGCAATACCTCCTTAAAATATCTATATTAAGAAAATTCGCCACAAATTTTCGGTGATTTATCAATCGCTTTTCGAGTTTTTATATGTTTATGCAAAAAGAATGATATTTTTTTTATATCAACAAGTTCTCTTTCTTTTTATCGTTTTAACTCAAACATCAAAACACAAAACTTGAATACCCGGTTTTTATATCAGAAAAATATACGATATATGTTGATAATTAACAATTTATTAAGTTTTATTTACCATTTTTAGATTATATTGCATATATAGGGATTCTGTGGTATACTACAGTTAGTTATAAAAAGCTCATAACCGATTAGTAAAGGGAGGGATACCATTGGGGCTATAGAGGAGGAGAATTTGAGAGAATAGTGCCTTACATAATGGTGGGCGCTAAAAAATCTGAGTTTGTTACTATGGTAAAGTCTCAAGGAGGTCATTTATGAAGAAAGGTTTGAAAAAGGCATTGGGTCTGTTGGTAGCGCTGAGTCTCATGGTAGTTGGTAGCGCATTTAGTGCTCTTGCTGCTGATTCTCCAGAACAGAGACAAACATTCAGTGTCGATCTGAATAATTTTGACGAAAGCCAGCCCTATTCGGAAACATTACATTTCGAGAAGGACGGTCAGCCGGTAACAGTGACACTTAGCTATACGCCTCCTTTAACTCGTGATCCTGCTACTGAAGGAACGTGGAAATCGGATGCATTTTGGGGTGTCGCAGGTATGGATTACAGATTTGACTTATCAAAGAGTGGTAGCCAGTGGAAAATTTCTAATGCACGTGATTTAAATACCTACTGTGTTGGCGGAACGGTTGAAGATGAAAGTTTAGCCATTGGCCGTGCAACATCTACCTCAAGCAAAGCGGCCGAAGTGACTGGCTCTATGAGAGCAAATGTAGTCGGCGGAGTAGGAACACTTTCTTTCGCTTTAAGAACGGAAGTTTTTAATGGAGAAGTTTCTACCGTATTAAATTAAGAATAATATAAGTAGAGTCCTATTCAAAAAGGTGTTGATGTAAATATGTCGGCAATGTCTATATTTTTTCTAGTTGTATGCTCCGTCCTTGGACTTGGTGTTTTATACTGTATAGCTCGAATTATAGGATGGCTATTCAATCAGATAAAAAATAATGCTGATTAAGTGAAAGCAATTATACAATTTAAAAGGGTTGTTGCAAAGAGAAAAGTAATGTTCTGTATATGGTAGATTTAATAATTGACATATACTATATATAGTAAATTGAGTCTGTTTTGTAACAACCTTTTTAAAAGAAAATTTTTAGTAACAATTAGATAGAGTAGAGGTACGTTAACCATTAACATATCCTCTACTCTATTTTTTTATTTTTGCCTCCTATCTACGACAAATTTTGCAAAAAATACATTATATGATAATAAAAGAACTACGAGATTTTTACGCGGAGGTTGCTAATAACATGAGTTAGATTATTGAGAAAAAATAGATGAAGCAACGCCCCTTTTGCTTTACCTCCTCCTAGATGGGAGGAGTTTTATTCCAATTTAAACTTTTTTAAGGCTCAAACAAGCTGTTATTTGTTTGAGCTTTTTTTATGTTCGACACCTTATTTCAGGATTTGCTATCGAAACAGAGCCAGTCTTGAGATAAGCTGTCGAGGCTTTTTTAGAACGAGTAGCCATCTTTACTATTTTATAGATTTTTCACTGTTATTTTTTGAAAATTTCAGAAATTTCAGCCTACATATACGCTCCCCGCCGCTTCTGTTTTGTTGTCCATCCATCACAAAACAAAGCGGAGGTTCAATATGGCTATTATAAATTTACGGGACTATTACCCTTTTTATACGTCAGACTACTTTATGGAAGTACCAGAAGATGTTGTTGAAATGTTCAAGGAGTTTGACCGGAAGGAAGCCGCTTACCGTCTGCGTACATACCGGCACAAAGCCTATTACTCCCTGGATCGGAATGATGGAATTGAGCATGAGGCGCTTTTCGTTGCGTTCTCTCCCTATGAACTGTATGAGCGTAAAGTGACGATACAAGAACTCTATACCGCCATCTCACGACTGCCCGACAAACAGGCAAAGCGCATTTACGCTCATTTCATTCTCGGCTTGACGAAACAAGACATTGCCCGGGCCGAGGGTGTGGATGAAAAGGTCGTGCGGCTCGCCATTGAGCGCGGCCTTCGGAACTTGGAAAAAATTTTAAAAAAATTTTTATAAGGTGTACCGATTTCGCCTCAAAAATGAAATGGCTTATGAGAGGCAGTCAAAGCCTCGGGCCACATTGGCCCGAAGCGGGACACGCCTCACGCAGATTGAAAACTGAATAAAAGATAGACGGATACGAAGGGTGCTTGTGTCCAGTGACAGGCCCGCCATGACCTCTATTTTTACACTAGAGAGAGCGACCAGGCCCATGCCGTAGGCAGACTGTGGCAGGTCTGCCGGACAAAACACAAAACCCGGATACTTGCGATTAGTCACAATCCGAGCGTGCAGCGGTGTTGCGAACCGTGAGCCGTCGCAGGTAATGAGATCGCCTTGCCATCAGAATGGGGAGAGCTGAAATGCTATGGGACAAAAAGCCAACTGTCCGTCCGGTCTATCTGAAAAAACTTTCTAACCTGTGGGGCCCTTCCTCTATTACTGTCTGATGATAGGGCAACCGTTCTGGCTGGGCCCCATATTTTTCTATGAACAGGAGAATTTTATGAAGGAAAATATATCTAGTCCAGAATTAACGCTGAATATATGGAGTAATGACGCCTGCCGGGGCTATGTGATTATGGCCATGCAGGACTGTGGATTCACCCATAAAGATATTAGCCGTGTAGTAAATCAGCTTTATGGAGTGTTTGACTTATACACACTCAACGAGGCTGAACAGAAATATTATAACGGCGATTATTAGCTTCGGGCCAACGTGGCCCGAGGCTGGGGAAAGCTCAAAGGGCAGTTCCTTCCAGGGAGCCGCTTTTTTAGGTTTCCCCAGCAGACAAGAGGGAAGCTGGCCGCTGTTCATCCGTACTGAAAAGTGGAGGTTTTCGATGGTTCAATCTGTTACATACCAAAGCGAAAAACAATCCGTATATTTTCAAGGGAAACTTATCGTATTGGAAAATCTAATTCCGGTACTATCCCCGGATGAAAAGAACAAGCGAAAAAGAGAAATCGAAAATCACTTATATGATGTGTTCAGTAAATACACGGACAGATTTTACTAATCAACCGCAACATTGTTGTCCGGGGCTGCCTATGGTATAATATAATTGTAAGGTTGGTAGCTCCATTCCATACGGAAGGAGCCCAATATGGACATTATCAGAGAAGATTGTATATACGCGAGACAGTCGGTAGACCGTAAGGACAGTATCAGCATTGAAAGCCAGATTGATTTTTGTAAGTATGAGCTGAAAGGCGGAAGCTGTAAAGTATTCAAGGATAAAGGCTATTCCGGGAAGAATACGGACAGGCCGGAGTTTCAAAAGCTGTTAGGAGAAATCCGAAAGGGCCGGGTGCGGCGGGTAATCGTTTATAAGCTGGACAGAATCAGCCGTTCCATTCTGGACTTTGCAAACATGATGGAGCTGTTCCAGGAATATGACGTGGAGTTTGTTTCGTCCACAGAAAAGTTCGACACCTCAACCCCAATGGGGCGGGCCATGCTGAATATTTGTATCGTATTCGCACAGCTTGAACGTGAGACAATCCAGAAACGCGTCACGGACGCTTACTACTCCCGGTGCCTGAAAGGTTTTCACATGAGCGGACAGGCCCCCTATGGTTATCAGTTGGAGCCGACAGTGGTTGAAGGTATCCGCACAAAAAAGATGGTGGCAGACCCCGAAACTTCCCAATATGTAAAGCTCATGTTTGAAATGTATTCCGAGCCGGAAACGTCTTTTGGTGACATTACACGGTACTTTGAGGAACAGAACATCAAAGTTTACGGTAAATCGCTATTCCGTACCTTTATTTCACAGCTTTTAAGAAATCCTGTTTACGCACAAGCAGATTTAGAACTCTACGAATTTTTTAAAAGCCAGGGGGCGGCTATTGTCAATGACGCTTCCGATTTTGCCGGAACCAATGGCTGTTATCTCTATCAGGGCCGGGACGTGAAGGAGGATAAAGACAGGAGCCTGAAAGACCAGATACTTGTAATCGCTCCACATGAAGCGCTCATACCGTCTGATGTATGGCTGAAATGCAGGAAGAAGCTAATGACAAATAAGAGTTTTCAACAAGGACGTAAGCCGAAAAATACATGGCTTGCCGGAAAAGTTAAATGCGGGTGTTGCGGATATGCCTTAAAGGCAACACACGTTCCGAACAGCGAAGGCTATTTTCGCTGTAGTAAACGGACTGAAAATAAAGGCTGCCCGGGCTGTGGTAAAATCCGTAAATCTGAATTTGAGGAATTTATTTTCAGTGCTATGCGGGCGAGATTTAAAAATTTTCAAGTCCGCCATAGCCGGGAGGAAAAAGTCAATCCCAAACTGACCGCCCATCAAATTGAACTGGCGCAAGTTGAAGCCGAGATTGAAAAACTACTTGATACGCTAACCGGAGCCAACGCAACACTTCTTGCCTATGCTAACAAAAAAATTGAAGAACTGGACACTCGCCGCCAGACCATTTCAAAGGAGATTGCGGAAATGTCCATTGAAACAATGTCACCCCAAAAGGAGCAGGAACTCTCTTATTACCTCGACCATTGGGACAGCATTGAATTTGACGACAAAAGGAAAGCCGTTGACGGCCTGATTATTTCAATCAGCGCAACTAGCGACCACGTTCAAGTAGAGTGGAAAATCTAAGCTCTAACTTCTGGATTATCCCACTCTACTTACTTTCAAATCTATCTTTTCTTTTTAATCTTGTTTGTACCCCTTGTACACCGTTGCTTGCATTTCCACAGAATAGAAATCTCTTTCTTTGAAAAAGGTTTCCGGTTGTATGCGTTCGGATTTCCCGCCTTGCTTATATCAACGTATCTGACCATGTCTCTTTTATCTTGAGACACAATCTCGTGAATGACAGCATAGTCATACATGAGACCCCACAGGATTTTCAAGGTTTTAAGTGTGGGAGTGTTTTTGCCGGAACTATCGACGACACTTTGCAGGTGATCCAGTTTGATGTCAACAAATCTCATTTTCCACAGGGGTTTCGATGTGTTAAAAGCAGCCTTATAACCATTCGTGTCCTTGATTTTTTCAAAATGGATTTCCGACCAATTCTCATATACCTCCTCAAAAGTAATTGTTGCATGGTGCAAATCAAAGGGGTCTTTGTTATATTCTGCCAATGCGGTGAGAGCCTCTTTACGTGTCGGGTAATATCCGACGGTTATATATAATTGTTTCGATTTTCCGGTTTTAGGGTCAATTTCCCACCCTTTTGTCTTTTTTGCGACATAGGGATTTCGTCGGTTTCCGGATAATTTATAGACCGACCCGAACCCGTTCGGTAGTTTCATTCAATCACCATCCTAAAAAAGAGTATAAAAAATAAAACCAATGCAAAAAGCACGGTTTTATGATAGAATGGTGTTTGCAGGATTCATCTATCAAAATGCTTTTTGCAGGGCATGAGATAAGAGATTCCACAAAGGCGATTCGTGTTGCAGCACGGGTCGTCTTTTTTATGTGTAAATCTATTTTTCAGAGCGTTCTTTCACAATCTTCCTATACTTGCGACCAATAGCGAAACAGCCGACACCCAACAGGATGGCAGCGACACCACCAACAGGAACAGCAAGCAGCAGGAGCAATCCCAAAAGCACAAGCACAACAGCGAGAACCACAAGGATGATTCCGCAGACATTATATGTCCGGTCGGAGTAGTCCTTTTTCACTGGAGCAGGTACGTCGTAGGATGCGGATGCGTGTCCGTTTCCGGACGATGTACTTTTTAACACATCAGAGACCCCGACGGTCGTTCGACTATACACTGCATTATAAGCAGCCTTTTTCGGGTCATTCACAATCCCCATTCCCTTTTTACCATAAAGAGGATTCACAGCCTTTTTGACCTGCCTCTTTACTTTTCCGGTAGTCCTTGCCTTTATGCTCTTTTTGACATTCGGTTTTCTGACACCGTATTTCATGCAAAACACCTCCATTCTTTAGAACAAACCTATCACCTTGTACACTTTTCCTTGCGAAAGGAGGTGAGCAGGATGAAAGTTTTGTTATGGGAAACAAGAACCTCAAAAGGGTTCACGTTGATGGAGTTGGCGAAGAAATCCGGAATCGGAAAATCGACGCTCAACAACATCGAAAACGGTAAGGTGTCACCGACATTGTTTCAACTCGAAACGATAGCGATTGCACTGGGGGTCAAAATAACCGACCTGTTTGAATCCGAATACAAATAATTGTATCACATGACATGTTCCGTGAGTGGGAACGGGAGACGATTTCCACAATTATGGAAATGAACTCCGATATTTCCACAATCATGGAAATATGTGATATGATGTGTTTCGGAAAGGGGTGGTGTTCCCTTGCATTACAAAGAGACTATCATTGAGTTAGTCGGTAAGATACAAAGCGAAAAAATCCTCAAGAGGATATATAAATTCGTTTTATATCTGTACACCCACGAGACTGGCAGTTGAAAAAGACTGTCAGTCTTTTTTGTTATCCGCTCTCAAAGAAATGTAATAATCAACAAGTCTGTCAAATGCCTCAATATCAGCGTCAGAGGCATACAAGAGAGTTTTTATCATATTTTTGCGAGATTCATTCTCACCCGCCATGATGCGGTCGATTCTTTCAAAAAAGTCATCGTCGGTCTCGACGAACATTTCTCCCTCTCCAGTAGTCAGCCACATATAATCAACACCGAACTCTCGACAAATAGATTTTGTCATCTGTTCGGTGAGGTTGCGATTTCCTTTTTCTATATTGGAAATTGCGACTTTTGTCACTCCAAGTCTATCTCCGAATTTCTCAAGAGTAAGACCGAGGGAATTTCGCACCTCTTTGATTCTTTCGCCTTGTGTCACATGCGTCACCTCCTTATTTGCTATAAGGATAACACTGAAAAACAGAAAAATCAATAAAAAAGTAATCAGAGATAACAAAAAAGTGTTGACAAAGTAATCTGTGATAAATATAATGTAATCAAAGATAACGATCAGGAGAGGAGGTGAAACAAGTGAATATTTTAGCAGAGGTCACAATCGACGAGACTGGAATCATCAAGCAGATGGACGCAGTCAAAGAGGCAGCAGACAAATTTGAGGACGAGGCATTGAAATTGAGGGGGATGTTAGCACAAATAAAAGCCACTGCAAAAGTTGAAAAAGAAAAGGCAGAGGAGAAATAAACTCCTCTGCACAATTCAAGATTTTTTCGTAGCGTACAAACACATACGAACAATCAAGTCTCCGGTCGGAGTGTCAAGGATTTTGCGAAACTCCTCAATTTCAGATTCATCCACATACGAATCTTGCAAAGACCGAAGAAATTGAGATTTGAAATCATTTAATTCGAGACTTGCCATGTTTTCACCTCCTGTCATTTGGGAATGGTCGCACATTTATTATATGGCGGGAGACACAACAGGGCAAGAAAGAACAGGAGGAAACAGTATGGAACATATCAAAGTGAACAGCGTATCAGAGGCATGGAGGGCAGCAGCAAGAATTTTCCCGACAGATTATGAAAAGAACGAGGAGAACAGCAAACGGGCGGGTTATCCAATTTATGAGACAACATCGACAGACGAGCGTTTCTCCGGATTTCACATTTCAGACCTCAACACAAGGTTAGAGGTAAACATGGGAAACGAAACGGTGACGATTTGGATTGAGGAGGACGCATTTGAAATTGTAGTCAAAGGACTGACTGAGGAGGAAAAAGAAAGCCTCAAGGAAGTGGTTGACAAGGAAATCCGGAGAATCAAATACCGGAGACATAAGGCAGAAACCTCAAATCTCCGGTATGTGATAGACCTAAATTCATAACAAAATAAAAGCCGAAACGGGGGCAGCAGTCACCCCGTCAGCGTCCGGATGGCGACCGACGCTCTGACGATGGCAAGCCGAAAGACAGCGTCGGAATACCGTGAGAAACATGGCAGCGGGTGAACTTGCTAAAAGGTTCATAGTTGGATGACAGGTTTTCGGTGACTTTTTAAGGTGAAAAGACACAACACGGTAAATTCAGCCGGAACAGAGGCGAGGTCATGAACAGACCGAGAGAGCCTCCACAGGAGGAAACAGGATGCAGGAAATGAAATATTTCAACGAGGGAAATGATTGCGACATCTGCAAAAACCAACTCATGACAGGACGAGACGGAACGGTCGAGGATTGCAGGAGGAGACAGAATGGGTTGTCATGCAGATTCGAGGAGCGTGACATTCGGACATGTCCGGTGTGCGAACATGAGGTTGATCGTGAGGATATGTATTTCACAAAGGATTGTCATGGAATCCCGTTCAGACTGGTGTGTGACAGATGCTATCAGAGAATCATGTCAAAAGGATATGACGGGGAATATTACACAGAGGCAGACGAACAGATTGAGGACGACTATTGAGAGCCGAAACGGGCAGCAGTCGCCCGTCTGTGTGGGATGACCGCCCACGCATTGACAAGGCAGGTCAGAACAGGAGGTCAGACGGATGGAAGTCGGACGTATATTGCCAACCGAGGCAGCAGTCATATTGAATGTATCACCGCAATTCATCCGAATAGCGATGCAGCAAGGGAAACTCCCTATCGGAACAGCGGTGCAGATGTCATCAATATGGACTTATCACATTTCGGAGAAACTGCTTGCAGATTATTCCGGAAAAGACATACAGGCAGAACTTGAGAGAATCAGAGGAAAGAGAGGAGCGTGACATATATGTCAAAGGATGAAAGAAAAGAAATGATTGAGAACATCGCAGAGCGGTTCACACAGATGGATGACGTTGACAAGTCCTATATTGCCGGATATATGGCAGGAAAACAGGAGGAACGTCAGAAATGGGAGCAGCAGGGAAAGACAGCGGTTGCAACAGCGTGAGGATGACTTGTGTTTGATACGGAGGGGGCGATTTACGAGGAATACACCTAAAAAATGAATATGCAGAGCATGAGAAAAAAGAGCAAAAAGAAAGGAGACCGTTGCAGCGGTCTCCCGTTTAGCAGTCTGTGTCAGACGCTTAAAACACTAAAAATATTATAGCAAATCTGACACCATATTGCAAGCATGAAAAAGCGGGAAAACCCCGTAGTTTCAAAGGGTTTTAGACCCTTTTGACGACCTTGTGATGGATACTAACAAGTCGTTGAAAAGTATATATAAGGGCAGCAGGAGGAACGGTGTCAGAATGGCAAAGAGAAAGAAAGGGATGACGTTCATCCCGTATGACTATGAGGCAGCATACAACAAGAGCCTTGAGGATATGCACGAGTTCTTTGTTGAGCAGATGTTCAAGCAAGGGAAAAAGGTTGTATATGCACTCAAGGAGATACGAGCAGGAGACCAGTTCGAGGTTGAGATATATCCACAGTTCAAGAAAATGGATGAAGTACCTCCGGAGGGTCGGAGTATCAAAAAGGACAATGACAAGGCTCAAAGGAATCTGAATGACAAGAACGCAAGGAAATATGTGGAGCGTCTTATCAATGAGAATTTCACGGACAGGGATTTGTGGCTCACGTTTACATACGACAATGAGCATCTCCCTCCGGACGGAGACATCGACGCAGCAATCAAGAACGTGCAGAAATTCATCCGACGGGTGAATTATCAGAGAAAGAAAAGGGGTCTCCCGAACGCAAGATATGTCTATGTGACCGCCTACAATCCGACAGAGGAAATCCGGTGGCATCATCACATTGTCATGGATGGCGACATGGACATGGATGTGGTTGAGGGATGTTGGAAACAGAGCAGCAGGAACGAGGTTCGGAGGCTGCAAAAGGACGAGAACGGTTTGACAGGAATGGCAAAGTATATCGTCGAGGAAAAGAACAGGGTGAAATCGGAGAAACGGTGGAACTCCTCACAGGGATTGAGAGACCCCGACATCAAGGTGGTTCATTCCAAGAGACCGACAGCAAAAGCCGGAGGATATAAGAAAATCGGAACATACGTCGAGACCATGAGAAAAGGACATGAGCAGGTTCGTGAGCAGATGTTGAAATGGTATCCGGATTTTGATTTTACGGATGCGGGAATCTATTACAACGATTTCAACTCAATGTTCTACATACGGGCGAGAATGAGGAAACGGAGGCAGCAATGAAAGCAAAAAGAAAGAGAAGAATGAGCAGGAGGAGACGGGAACGGACATATATTGCGGTGATGGTATTACTGGCGATCGCTGTGAGCATAGGTCTGACACGCTCTGTCATGCGAGATGACAAGGAATTTGAGGAGTATGAGCAGCAGTCGCAGGAGTTCAATGCACGGATGCAGAGAATCGACGAGAAAAGAGAGGCATCCGGACAAAATGCAATGCTTGAGCAGGTGCGAACATGGCAGCAGGAGCAGGACACAGAACCGGACAAGTATGCAGTATTTGACACCATGTCGGCAGACTGGGGAGGCGAGGAGGATGGATTCGTGCTCTATGAGATACCGGAGGAATACAGTCGGACAGGTGGCTATTTTCCGGAAAAGATGCAGGTATATACATATTGCGTCTGCAAACAGTACGGGGTCAGATACGACCTTGTGATCGCTCTGATTGAGAAAGAATCCGGATATAGATTCGACAAGGTCGGGGATGACGGTCATTCAATCGGGTACATGCAGATATATGAGGAGTGCCACAGAGACAGAATGGAACGTCTGAACGTCACAGACCTCACGAATCCATATCAGAATGTGCTTGTCGGTATTGATTACCTGTCAGAACTGATTGAGAGGTATGGAACGATTCAAGATGCACTTGCAGCGTATAACTACGGGGAGCAGGGAGCAAAACAGCACCTATGGAAAAAGGGAATTTATGTGTATGACTACAATCAGACCATCATGAACCGGATGAAAGAAATTGAGGAGGAACTGGAGCAGGATGCAGGTGATTGAGAGGATTCTGCACATGTTGAGGGTAAAGGATTGCAGACATGTGTGTCTGTTCTGCGAATATTATGACATGTGCAAGCAGGAAACAGGGAGCAGGAAAGAGGTGAAAGAGAATGAACATGAAATATGCAATGAGAAGTGAGGACACAGAGCAAATCAATGTCGTGTCATGGGCGAACTGGAACATGAACCGCTATCCGGAATTGAAATGGCTGCATCATGTACCGAACGGAGGCAGCAGGAACAAGCAGGAGGCGGTCAAACTCAAACAGATGGGTGTCAAGGCGGGTGTATCTGATTTATGCCTCCCGTACCCGAAAGGACTTTACTGCGGACTGTACATCGAGATGAAATTCGGTGATAACAGGCAGCAGGAGACACAAAAAGAGTTTCTTGCAGATATGGCAGCAGCAGGACATTTTGTCGCAACCTGCTATTCAGCAGAGGAGGCGGTCAAGGTTATCGAGGAATACTGCAAATTGATGAATCACAAAATGGGAGATTGTGAAATTGTCATACCATTGGAAAACAGAGAGGCATTAAGAAATATAACAATGAGCATCCCGAACAACAGCATCCTCAAGAATGGTGAGGTCAAAGAGAGCAAACCGAGGAAGAAATGAGGAGGTGCAGCAGGATGACGGTCAAGGATATTATGACATTACTTGAAAGTCCGGACAGGGTTCGGGTCATCAAGGACGGTGAGGAGATATACAACCAGTATTTCGCAAACATGGAGGTTGACAAGGACATTGTCGCACAGATAGGAGATGCAGAGGTCAAGAGATTCCGAGCAATTCCGGAGATCACTCACAGGAAATACAAGGAACGGGGTCTCATTGCACCGATGAAACCGGAGGAAACACCGGACTATTCTTTCAGAGATTTGCAGTTGTGTATATACCACACAATCACGATATAGCGGGGAGGTGAGGACATGAGGAAAATCATCATTGTGGCAGCAGTCGTTGTCATAGCACTGGGAGCAGGGTTCACATATACACTCTACAAGGTGGGCGAGGGGATGCACCTGCACCGCTGCGGATGGAGACAGCCGGACGACAGAGGTTTCATGTAACAGGTAACAAGAGGATAACAGGAGGAACAGAAAAAAATGAAAATTATTGCAGTTATGTCACCGAAAGGTGGAATCGGAAAGACAACGACATCGGATGCAATCGCCTACATGTTGGGAGAGGAGCAGGAGAAACGTGTTCTCATTCTCGACGGAGACCCACAGGGCGATACATCCAAGACATTCGAGGCATACGAGCCGGAGGGAACAGGAATGAGTGAACTGCTTGAGCGTCATGTGAGCGTAGGCGGGTCATACCGGACAACGGACTTGATAAGACCCACACAGTACAGTCACATTGACATCATTCCTGCAAACGGGTATCTCATGCAGACAGACATGAAACTGCTGCTCAAGCAGGAGGCAAATCAAGTCACGAGGCTGCGGGATGCACTGGAGGAAATATCCGAGGCATACGACTATTGCATTTGTGATTGTGGTCGTCTGCTTGATATGGTGGTCATCAACATTCTACTGGCAGCAGAACTCGTCATTGCACCCGTAAAGGTCGGAGGATATGAAAACGAGGCGATTCACAATTTGCAGGAGCAGGTTGACGACCTGCGGGAAATCAATCCGGAACTCCGAATCAAAGGTCTTGTGACCATGAGACAGAAAAACAAGACATCACTGGATTTCGAGGAGTGGATGAAAACCAGTTCCGGATTTGACATGTTCGTCACACCGATTCGTCGGTCGATTGTAGCGGAAAAGGCATCAATGAGAATGGCAGTCCTCCCGCAGTTTTCAAAGAACTGCATCGTGTCACAGGACTATCGCAATGTGGTTCATGAATTACTCAAGGAACTGGAGGGATAGACATGGCAAATATAAAAATTTTCAAAATGGATGATTATTCATGGTATGCAGCACACAATCTCATGGAATTTTTGAACTGGTACAACAAACACATAGACAGTATAGAAGTTCCGGACGACTTGTCAGAGTTGGAAATCATCGAACCGGAGGACGGAACGATGTGGAGCAACGAAAACATAACACAGGAGGATGTCGAAACACTGGGAGATGCGGATGAAATATGCAGAGGAGGAATCGGAGACCTAAAGAGGCATGATGGAGATATATTCAAGATGCAGACATTCGCTGACGTACTGGGAGACGAGGACATCAAAGAACCGTATGAGATAGCGTCAACAGAATGGTGAGGTGACAGGAATGACAGCGAAAGAAAGAGAAATTGTCGAAAGGCTCAATCATCCGGTGTACACGATGGATTTTCTTGAGGAGTGGATTCAGAGAAAAGACAATGTGTTCATAAATGCACCCGCAGCATTACAAGCAATGGGAGCAAAAGGATTTTATGAGGCAGTCAAACAAATAGCAAAGAATGAGGAGGAAAAAGGACAATGAGCGGTTTTTGCAGATGGTACGGAAAAGACATGGAGGACGTAACGGAACACGAACAGGAGCAGTGCGAGGAGAACGGTCAGAACTGCACAGAGTGTCCGGATTTAGTGATAAAGGAACAGGAGGAATAATCATGGGAAATATTATCAACACAGCACCGTGTCGATTCTGCGGACAGATGGTGCAGATTGACAGCGAGGAAAAATTGACACAGCCACAGGCAGAGGAACAGGCGACAATGTCCTGCACCTGTGAACAGGCGGTTGAGTATCAGAAAGAGAAACAGAGGAAAGAAAAGGCGATGCAGAACGTCGCTGCATTGTTCGGAGAGGCAGCAGCACCGGAAAAGAGATGCAGTGAGGGCATCGTGAACATTCTCAAGGCAGCAGTTGAGGAGATATACACAGGAGGACTTGCAAAGGTCACTCTGAACCTCCGAGGGGGGGTCAAAGCATCTATATCACAGAATAGCAAAGGCGAGATAAACGTCGAGCGTACAGAGACCAAGAAACAGAAATTGACGGAATAAGGGAGCAGATGCGTGTGACAGAAAGAGAAATATGCGGGTCATTCCGGAGAGCAGAGAATCAAAAGCAGCAGATTCAGATTTTGACGGAACTGACCTGCAAAAGCAAGTATCAGATTATCGGTATATTGCTGCGGAATGGCGAGAAAGTACCGAAAAGCATTGAAAACCAGTTATACAAGAGACTGGACGCACTCGACGCACAGATTTTCGAGTGTGAAATGGAATACAAAGAAATTGTGACCGCACTGACGGGAGAAAACAGGAGGAAAGAACATGGCAACAGGATTCAGCGTCATGGACGCACTAAACAAGAACAGTAAGGCAGGAGTTGACGAATCACCGAGAGCGAGATTCCGGACAAAGGACATTTCAATTTTCAAGATGTACCGGAACAAACTCAATTTCTACGATTTGGCAGATATTGAGGAACTGGCAGGAGACATCCTCATGTATGGTCTCAAACAGAATCTTGAGGTTGTATTTGAGCCGAATGAGCAGGGTGAATATAGAATCGTCGCAGGTGAGAGACGGTGGCTTGCACTCAAGCACCTTGTCGAGCAGGGATATAAAGATTTTGAGATTGCGACCTGCAAACTGACCACACCGCAGGACGAGGACGAGGAGCAGGTGGAAATCATCATCGCAAACGCATACCGGACAAAGTCTCTCAAGGATGTCATCGAGGAGGAACAGCGTCTCAAAGCGTGTCTTGAGCGTATGAAAACGGATGGAAAGAAAATCAAAGGATATGACCTCCAGTCCGGTCGCCTCCGTGATGTCATCGCCTCAATGCTCAAGATGTCAAAGACCAAGATCGCACAGATTGAGAGCGTCAACAACAATCTGATTCCGGAGTTTCGAGAGGAACTCAACAACGAGCGTCTCACATTCTCCGCAGCGTATGAGTTGAGTGGGATGTCTCCGGAGATGCAGCAGGAGGCACTTGCAAAGTACAAGGAAAACGGAGAATTGTCCTATACGGAAATTAAGGACATGAAATCACCGCAGAAACCGGAACAGGAGCAGGATGCAGCGGGGCAGCAGGACACCGTGTCAGATTCAGACACAGCAGGGCAGCAGTTATCCGAAAACAGCATGAATCCTCCGGAGGAAAAGAAAGCGGGCGACGATTATGAGACACCGCATCCGGAGGGAATCACATCAATCTGTTATTCTTGCACCGAATACGAGACCTGCAACGTAAAGACCGGAACATGTACCTCATGCGACCAGTACAAGAACCGTGCAGAGGCATACAAGACAGACGAGCAGAGATATAACGAGGAGCAGGATGCAATCGACCGTGAAACGAAAAAGAAACTCCGTGAACAGGCAGAGGAGGAGAAGATGAACAACCTCCCGTCAGACACACAGGAGAACGGTCAGAAAGTGCATCACATTAAACTGGGAGCGACATTTTTTGAGGAGGTTGCATCCGGAGAAAAGACATTTGAACTCCGGAAGAATGACAGAGGCTATAAAAAAGGCGACATCCTTGAGATGATGGAGTTCAAGGACGGAAAGAACACAGGACGCACCGTGAGAGTGCTTGTGACATATATCCTTGAGGAGTTTGCAGGTCTTGAGGACGGATATTGCATCATGGCAACATCACTCATGAAAGAGGATGCTGAATGATGGCGGTGAAATAAGGAGGAAAAGGCAATGGATGACATCAGACGAGGAGAGATATTCTATATCGCACGAGGGGGGGGCGACAAACGGGAGTGAACAATTTGCGGACAGACCCGCAGTTGTAGTCAGCAATGACGAGAACAACAAGCACTCCGGAGTGATTGAGGTTGTGTATATGACGACGCAACCGAAAACAGACCTCCCGACACATGTGACCGTCCGCAGTACCGGACGATTATCCACAGTATTGTGTGAACAGGTATCGTCAGTATCGACCGACCGTGTGAATAACTACATCGGGCAGGTATCGGAGCAGGAAATGAAAAACATCGACATCGCTCTCATGATTTCCTTACAGTTGAGCGGTGGAGGAAAGACATCAAAGCAGTACAATGAGACGATTCAGAAACAGCAGGAGGAAATTGAATACTATCGCAACAAAATTCAAGCGATGCAGCAGTCGTCAGAAGAAAAGAAAACCGAAAAACCACAGGAGGCAGCAGGAGAGACATCGGAGATTGTTGTGAGGCTTGAGACGGAGCGTGACACATACAAGGCATTATATGAGCAGTTATTCGAGAGGATGCTGAATGGAGGAACAGGAAAGTGAAAAAAGGGCAATTAAAAGCATTATTCATCGAGGCAAAGGGAACAGGTCAGAAATATATCGGTGTAATGATTCAGACAGAGGGCAGCAGTGAACCGGAGGTCATAATCAATCCGAAAGAGAATTTCAATGCAAAATTCGACTATTACATGGCAGCGTATGACGATGATTTGATTCTGATTGCAGCAAAAGGGAAAAAGGACATCAGAATCACGGGAGCAGCAGCGGGAGCATCGTTCGAGGACATCCAGTCACAACTCATTGATGAAAAAGCGTCATCCGGATGGAAAGAACAGATTGCGGATGCAGTGGACAGGGTTGTCGATAAGATGCTGAAAGAAACTCCTCCGGGAACGGAGGAGGAGAGACAGAACTGCGAGACCATGAGAGAGACAATCAAAGGAATGTTCCTCACGCAGAGACGCTCAAAGACAGAGGCAGCGTTCATCACCGAGAATATTGACAGATACGAGGAATTATTTGAAATCTGCATGAATGGAGATGATGCACAGTTCAAAAAGGGCATCACGGAATTGCAGAAAGCACAGAATGAGTATATTTTGCAGAAAGAGAGGGAAAACGGATGAACAAGGTCATTTTGATGGGTCGTCTCACGAGAGACCCGAATGTCAGATATTCACCGAGGAATAATTCACAGGAGGAAATGGCGATCGCACGATACACACTTGCGGTTGACCGCAGAGGAGCAAAAGACGGGCAGCGGTCAGCGGATTTCATTTCCTGCGTTGCGTTTGGACGAGATGGAGAGTTCGCAGAAAAATATCTCAAGCAGGGAACGAAAGTGGTTGTCACTGGACGGATTCAGACGGGGTCATATACGAACAGAGACGGTCAAAAGGTCTATACCACGGACGTGATTGTCGAGGAACAGGAATTTGCAGAGAGTAAGAAAGCAGCAGGGCAGCAGGACGGGAACAACGGAGGGTATTCGGACGCAGGTGACGGTTTTATGAATATTCCGGACGGAATCGACGAAGAACTCCCTTTCAATTAGGTGCGGAGGAGGATGGAGACATGGGATTCGTGGAAAAGGTGAAAAACGTCATTTCAAAACTGCGGGCAGCGGGAAAGACAGAGAAAGAGGTGTCTGAAATCATCGAACAGGCAGCAGAGGCAGCAACGGTCTTGAAAAAGACGGAATCTCCGGAGCATCCGGAGAAAATCAAGGCAGCAGGAGGAGAAAACCTGCAAGATGCTCTTTTGAAAGTGGGAATCAGTGCAAAAGAGGCATTGACCGCATTTGAGAGCATATACAGACTGAGGAGGCAGGAAAAGTCGAATAATTGGAGGAAATATCATGGATTGCCTCTGAAAAGGTCAAAAGGAGGAAAACGACGTGGAGACAGAAAAAGAAATGACAGCAATTCAGAAAACACAGGTATATCTTGAGAATTATCGGGAAATAGAGCGATATATCAAGGATGCAATTTCGGAAGTATCACAGATTGACGATGTATCAAGATATAACATTTCGGCAGAGAAAGCGTTCCTCCAGTCTATCAGAGAGTGTAAGGCAGAGACGGTCATTCTGTTCGAGCACATGAAAAAGGCTCTTGCATCGCTGAAAGAGGATGCAGAGGCAGCAGGTGAGGGGTACAAGTACGACGCACTTGAGGCAGTATATATCAAAGGCAAGTCATACGAGGATATTGTGAGGGAGACTGGATGCGGAAAGAACTCACCGAAAAAGTGGTGCAGATCAATGACAGAACGTCTCTCAATCAAATTATTCGGTGCAAAAGCAATCGAAAATGACAAAATCGGAGTGAAATGAGAGTGAAAACGGGGTGAAATGAGGGTGATTTCGGGGGTAAAAAGTGGGTGAACAAAAGCAAATATAAACGTGCTAATATGATAACGTGAACAGTTGAGTGAGCGATTGCAGAGATGCAGTCGCTTTTTTCTTGCCTGTTTGCCCTCCTGTTATATGCGGGCAGCAGGACACTATCATGTGCGATGTATGCCCGCCTCTTGAAAGACATGAGAGGCAGCAGGAGACCGATGGACAGAGAGGAGTGAGCAGTGTGTTATTGAAAGCATGTAAGGGATGCGGTCGCCTTATCCCACAGGCATTGACCATGTGCGAGCAGTGCGAGGCAAGGCAGCAGTCAAGGCATGTGACATATAACAATACACGCAGAGACCCACGAGCAGCAGAGTTCTATCTGTCAAAGGAATGGCGGGAGTTGAGACCTGTCATCATGAGTGTGTATGAATATGTGGATATATATGCTCTGTATGTTGAGCACCAGTTGATAACACTGAAAGATTCAGACCCCATCCACCACATCATAGAACTTGAGGAGGACTGGGAGCAGAGGTTGAACCCATTGAACTTGATACCCTTGAGCCATCGGACACACAACACAATCACAGCACTATATAAACAGAGCAATGCAAGCATGAAAGCAACACAGACACAGTTGAGGTCGCTGATTGATTACCATTTCAAAGAGGCAGGGGGATATGAAAAAGTTTTATGTGACCGTTTCTTAGTCGCACCCCCTCTTTTCTTTGGAGAAAACTCCCCACGAGAAAATCAAGACACAGGGGAGTGACGAAAAGGTGTCAGAATGTGACACGAAACTCGTGAACACTGGACGGAAAGGGGGTTGATGCTGCATGGCAGGACAGAGACAACCGACCGATTTGGTGGTCATGAAAGGGAAAAAACACCTCACAAAAGCAGAGATTGAGGCGAGAAAAAATGCAGAGGTGGTCGCCCCAAACGACAAAGTCAAGCCTCCGGCATATTTGACACCGGAACAAAAGAAGAAATTCCGGAAATTGTCAAAAGAACTGCTTGCAATCAAACTCATTGCGAACGTGGATTGTGATGCACTGGCGAGATTACTGATTGCACAAGACCAATACATCGAGATAACGGACAAAATCAGAGAAACTCCGTTGATGGTCGATGTTCCGGTCTATGAGATGCGAGAGAATCCGGACACAGGAGAACAGGAACGTGTACAGGTCGGAACACGGGAGGTTGTGAACGGTGAGAGGGAGCGTCTCATGATTATACAAGACCGCTGCATGAAACAATGTCGGCAGGGGGCATCGGATTTCGGAATGACGGTCAGCAGTCGGTGTCGGTTGGTAGTTCCGAAAGCAAAGGAAACAAAACCGGAGAACAAATTCGCCAAGTATGCGAGTTCATAAATGGCAGCAGGGGCAACAGTGACCGACCGTTGCACACAATACGCTCTTGATGTCGTTGCAGGTGTCATCGTTGCAGGTGAATATGTCAAACTGGCATGTCAAAGGCATCTTGACGACCTTGAAAAAGCAAAAGCAGCACCATACAGATTCTATTTCGACGTTGAAAAGTCCGAGGAAATCATCAATTTTGCGGAAGAATTAACGATCGCAGAGGGTGACGAACAGGAGAATGTGACAGCGTACCCGTTCCAGTGTTTCATTTTGGGGTCATTGAACGGGTGGAGGACGAAAGAAAAGGGTCACAGACGGTTCAGAACGTCCTATGTGCAGTTAGGCAGACAGAACGGAAAATCGTTCATCAACGGAATTTTAGCGTGTTACTATGGCAATTTTGACGGGTACAAATACGGAAAAATCTTTTGTACTGCGACAAAACAAGACCAAGCGAACATTGTTTTTGATGAAATTGTAAAATTCATCAATTCCGACGAGGATTTGTCGGAGTGGTTCAAGGTGCATGAGCATAATCACACGATAGATTGTCTCTGTACACATTCGGAAATCAAGGCATTATCCGGAGATACCAAGTCACTGGACGGACACCGTGCATATTTGGGAATCGTTGACGAATACCACGCTCACAAGACAAATCAGATGTACAAACTGCTTGAGGGAGGTATCAAGAAATTAAAATCCGCACTGATCTCCGTCATAACGACAGCGGGGTTCGATTTGAAATCACCTTGCTACAAGTTATATGAGTATTGCTGCAATCTGCTGAAAGGTGTGTTTGAGAACGACAGTCAGTTCGTGTATATAGCACAGTTGGACACAGCGGATGACCTATACAAAAAGGAGAACTGGATAAAAGCAAACCCGATTCTCGAATATGACGAGGATGCACTGGAGAATCTCGTTCCGATTGCGAACACTGCCCGTGATATGGGCGGGGAAGATTTGCGAGATTTCCTCGTTAAGCAGTTAAACATGTGGATGCAGTGGTCAAACGCATTGTACATCAAGGACATTAAAGACTGGAAACGATGTGCAGCATTGCGAACGCTCAAGGATTTCAGAGGCTCAAAATGTTATGTCGGAGTTGACCTGTCGTCCGGAGGCGACTTGACATCCATCGCAATCGTCATCCCGTACATGGTTGACGGTGTGAAAAAGTATTTTGTGCATACTCACTCATTCATACCTGCGAGCAGAGTGGACGAGCATATCAAGACGGACAAAGTTCCGTATGATGTATGGATTTCAAAAGGTCTCGTGACAGTCACGGAGACACTGGGAGGAATAAAGACAGATTACAAGTACATCATCAAGTACCTTGAGGATTTAATCAAACAGAATGATTTGAAACCTCAACTTGTGTGTTATGACCCACACAACGCATCTGCGTTCCTGTCAGACCTTGAGGCACTGGGATTCGATTCTGTGGCAATTACACAGACAGCAAAGGAACTCAATGACGCAACAGTTGATTTCAGACTGGAGATAAAAGCAGGAAACGTCGTGATTGAGGGAACAGAAGTCGGAAAAGGCAAGGTTGTTCCGTTCGATGAACTGCTGACGTGGTCGATTGCAAACGCAAAGACTATCTCGAACAGTTACGGTGAAATCAAAATCGACAAGGCACTCGACGAGGACAGAATCGACCCGATTGACGCAATCATCGACGCATGGAAAGCAGCAATGAAAGAGGAGTACAAGCCGGACACAAATGAGGTTGTGAATGAATGGCTTGAAATGTATGAGAAATACATGGGGAAAGGCGGTGAGAAAGAATGAACCCATTTAGAAAAATAGCAAACAGTTTGATGAACTGGTGGAAAGGTGAAACTGCACCGGAGGTCAGTGATTCAACGGAACTGACAGGCGGGGTGATGACGCTCAACTCACCGTCATTCCTTGAGAGCATGGGTTTAAGCAGGAGGAGAAAGACAACATCAGAGGTGACATATTTCACATGTCTCAAGATGCTGTCGGAAACTCTTGCGAAAATGCCTATCAAATATTATCAGAGAACGGACAAAGGAATCATTGAGGCAGAACAGACGGACACGTCGAGACTGCTGACCAAGAGACCGAACCCGTTCATGACACCGACGGTATTTTGGAACACAGTGGAAATCAACCGCAATCACTACGGGAACGCTTATGTGTACATGAGAAAGAAATTCATCCGGAAGAAATACGGAGGAGAGGTCAAAATTCTTGACCTGTGGGTGATGCAGTCGAATTGTGTTCAGATTGTTGTGGATGATGCAGGCATATTCGCAGGAAAAGGACGCTTGTGGTATGTCTACACAGACCCGACATCCGGAAGTCAGTATGTATTTGACACGAGTGAGGTCATGCACTTCAAAACATCATTCAGTTTTGACGGTGTGACAGGTTTACCAGTTCAGCAGATTCTCCGTGACACGATTTCCGGAGCATCAGCGTCACAGAGATATATGAACAGCCTATATGAGAGCGGACTGACAGCAAAAGCGACGCTTGAATATACGGGAGAGTTGAATGATAAAGCGAAAGAGGCACTTGTGAAGTCGTTCGAGGATTTTGGCAGCGGAGCGAGGAACACAGGGAAAATCATTCCCGTACCGTTAGGGATGAAACTGACACCACTCGACATCAAATTGTCAGATTCACAGTTCTTTGAATTGAAAAAATACACTGCATTGCAGATCGCAGCAGCGTTCGGTGTGAAACCGAATCAAATCAACGACTATTCAAAGTCGTCCTATGCAAACAGTGAGTTGCAGCAGTTGTCTTTTTACGTTGATACAGAACTGTTCGTCATCAAGCAGTATGAGGAAGAAATCAACTATAAAATGCTGACGGACGAGGAACAGGATGACGGTTTTTATTACAAATACAATGAAAAAGTTCTTTTCCGGACAGATTCAAAGACACAAATGGAATACCTGAAAAACGGTGTCAGTGGCTCAATCATGAAACCGAATGAGGCACGACGCAAACTTGACCTCCCCGATGGAGAGGGTGGCGACACTTTACTTGCAAATGGCAGCATCGTTCCGCTGACAATGGCAGGAGCAGCATATCAGAAAGGTCAAATCGAGCAAGAGGAGACCGAAAAACCGGAGCAACCGGAGGAAGAAACAGAGCCGGACACAGAGCAGCCGGACACAACAGGACAACCGGACGAAACCGACGAGGCAGAGGACGAGGAAGAACAGGAGGGAGGTGAATAATCATGGCAAAGAAAAGACGTTTTGATTTCACAAAAAAGAATAAACGCAGCGGAAAAGTTGAAAATGTCGGCTATTTGGATTTGGAACAGGACGAGGAACAGAGCAGATGTTCCTTGTATTTCTACGGTGACATTGTATCAGCAACATGGGAATCCATGTGGTTCGAGGAGGACAGATGCCCGCAGGACATCGCAGATTTCCTCAACCAGTTGGATGGGTATGAGGACATCGACATCTATTTCAATTCCGGTGGCGGTGATGTATTCGCAGGACTGGCAATCTATAACCAGTTGAAACGATACTCCGGACACAAAGTCGGATATGTTGATGGAATGGCTGCGTCAATCGCATCTGTCATCATGTTCGCATGTGATGAACTGCATTTTGCGACAGGAGCACAGGCGATGATTCACAAGCCTTTATGTATGGCATGGGGCAACGCAGACGATTTCAAAGAGGTCATCAAACAACTTGATTTATGCGAGGATTCAATTCTCGACGTTTACGAGGAACACTTGAAAGAGGGTGTGACGAGAGACAAAATCAAGTCTTTCATGGCGAAAGAAAAGTGGTTCAGCGGTGCAGAACTGGCAGAGTATTTCGACGTTTTGATTGATGAAAAGGCAGCAGTCGCAGCGTGTGCATCAGATTATTTTGAAAAATACAACCATGTTCCGGAGAGCATCAAAGGAACAGCCACAAAGGACATTGTCGATGCGGTGCTTGCGGAACTGGAGAACAGGAACAATGCAGCAGCAGAGGCAGAGAAACAGAGAATCGAGGCAGAAAAGCAGGATATTCTTGCAGACCTCGACATGTATGGAATTTAAGAAAGAGAGGACATGATTCATGAACAAGGAAATGCAGAAACTGTTGAAAGCAATCAACGACAAAAAGAATGAGGTCAAGAGCCTTGTGAACGATGGAAAACTCGACAAGGCAAAGGCAGCAAAAGAGGAACTCAAAGAGTTACAGGAAAAGTTTGACCTCCTGTTCGATTTGGACGAGGAGGAACATGAGGAGATCGAGGACAAGGTGGCGACGGGAACAGCAAAGACCATCGGGGCAAAAGCAGACAAGAAAAACCTCGTGAAAGCGTTCGTCAATATCGTCAAATGCGGATTCTTAAAGAGAGAACCGGACGAGGGAGATGTCAAGGTGTACAAGGATGCGTTAAGCACAGACACCACAAAGGGAGACGATGATGAAATGGGAATCGGTGTCACCGTTCCGGAGGACATCAGAACAGACATCATCGAGTTAAGACGTTCAGAGGATAATCTGGAGCAGTATGTCAATGTGGAGGGAGTGACCACAAAGAGCGGTTCTCGAAACATTGAGGTCGATGCAGATTCCACTCCGTTCGACAATGTGGACGAGGAGGCGGATTTCCCCGACATGGATGAGCCGAAGTTCAAAAAGATTGTGTATGCAATCAAGAAAAAAGGTGGCATCTTAAAAATCACCGCAGAACTGTTTGAGGACACCGCAGCCAATGTCATGGCATACATCAACAAATGGATTGCCAAGAAAACAAAGGCGACAAGAAATGCGATGATTCTCAAGGTTGCGGACGAGATGACAAAGGGAAAAGAGGTTGTGATTTCCACAATCGACAGCCTCAAGGACGTGTTCAACGTGGGTCTCGACCCTGCTATCACAACCGGAGCAATGGTCATCGCAAATCAGAACGGGTACAACTACCTCGACAAGTTAAAGGATAAGGATGGAAAGTACATTTTGCAGCCGAATCCTACACAGCCGACACAGATGATGTTGTTCGGTAAATATCCGATTGTCAAGGTGTCAAACAGGACTGTGAAATCTGAACCAGTGTACTCACCTGCGTTCACAATCTCCGGTAGCAAATTAGCAATCGACGGAACAACCACAGCAATCGACGCATCAGCAACGTCCGACGTAACAGCATGGAAAGTCGTGAAAGGAAAGTATGTTGTAACTTGCAAAGGACAGGAGCAGGAAACGACAGTCGATGCAAAGGTGTCCGCATACAAGCATCCTGTGTATATGGGCGACTTAAAAGAGGCTATCACATTATTTGACAGAAATGTCATCACAATCGACATGAACGACAAGGCAGCAGGTTTGTGGGAGAAAGACATGACCGGAATCAAGGTTCGTGACCGTTTCGACGTGCAGCCTGTTGATGATGGAGCAATCATCAAAGGCAACATCACGGAAGTTGTGCAGGGATAAGAAATGCAGCAGGGCGGGAACACCCGCCCTGTGATTGAAAGCAGGTGAATGAAATGACGGACGAGGAAAAGAAAGAGTATAGAGACAAACTGGTTGAGGACTGCATGAAATACAATCACATCGACTATGACGACGACAAGGACATTGTCGAGACTATGGTTGAGGCGATTGCATCAGAGGAATTGATGGAACTGATTCCGAATTTCGACCCATACAATTTGACCGCCCGTCAGAGATTGCTTGTATATTCTTTCGTCAAGGAATTGTATGACCACAGGGAGAAGTATCAGAACGGTACACAGCAACTCACAAATGCGGTCTCAACCATGCTACTCAATGAAAAGTATGGAGGGAGCAGTGAATGACCGGACGGGTGAAAATAATCAGAGTGACCACAGAAATCAAGGAGGGCAGGAAAGAACCGACCACAGAGGTGTTTTATGAGTGTTGGTGCGATGTTCAGAGTTTGGGAACAAATGAGAAATACACAGCACTGCAAGCAGGTCTTGAGAACACCATTGTTTTCAAGGTTCGGAATTGCAAGCGGATGAAAGAGGTCAGAAAGAAAATGAAAGAGTTCTATGCAGAGTATGACGGAACACGATTCGACATCTATGACGCATCACCGATGTTCACAGATAACGGATGGGTGCTTGTGAAATGTCGTGCGGTTGCATAGGTGTCACATTCTGACACGGAGGTGAGGACATGAAAATTGACATTGAGTTCAAAGGACTGGAGGAACTGGTAAAAGCGTTTGAAAGTGCTGCATCGGATGAAGATATTGCACAGGTGAATAAAACGATCGCTGAAAAAGGAGAACCAGTTGTACAGAGAATCATGTCCGGAAAAATCCCAAAGTCAAAGGACATCAAAAAAAGTGGGCGAGGGTTCGGTTCAAAATCATCAGTGTCCGCACATGCAGCAGATGAAATCCCTATCGGGAAAGTAAAGGTGAACGGTACGGGAGCGACAGCAGATGTCGGATGGGAAAAGAACACACAGGACGAGGGCGGTCATTTCTACGTCCGTTTTATTAACTGGGGAACGATTTACAGACCGCCACAAGAGTTCATATATGCAACAGGCAGGGAGGCAGATGCAGAACTGCAAAAGATAGCAGAACAGGAATATCAAGCGTATTTAGACAGGACAGTGGGGTGATAAGCATGGACAGCAGTCCGGACATCATAAAAGACGCATCAGACGCACTCAAGCCGATAGAGGACAGAGGAATCACCGTGATGCAGGGGTGGTATGACAAAGACCTCAACAAATGTCATGTGACATTGTGGGATTTGGGCGAAACCGATGATAATTTTTCGGATGATGATGCGGAGGGAGTGACACTTTCCTTGCAAGTCACCATTTTCTCAAAGGAGGACGAGGTGGAACTGGCAAGGGAAATCAAGTCTCTCATGAAAGAGAATGGGTTCTCATTCGAGGGGAGAAACGGAGACGATTCAAAACCGGAGGATGGAATCTATATGAAAGCACAGCGATTCACAAAATATTATGAAAGCGAGGAAAAATCATGAGCGAAACAGTAACACAGGTAAATGAAACCACACAGAAGATTGTAAGGAGTAGAACTTGCGGTCTGAAAGATTTCTACATCGCACTGGTGCAGAGCAATACTGCAACAGCATACACAGCCGGAACTCCGGTGAAATTAGCAAGGGCAATCAAAGCGAAAATTGATGAAAAGTGGACAAGTGAGAAAATCTACTCCGACGATAACACCGAGGAGGTCATCACCTCATACGAGGGAACAGATGTCGAACTGGAGATCAATGCTCTTGCACCGCAGGACAGAGTGATTCTGTTCGGGCAGTTGTACGAGAAAGGATTCTTGAGAAAGTCATCTGACGACAGAGCACCGGAGGTCGCTGTCGGATGGAGAGAAAGAAAACTCAACGGAAAATATGAGTTCAAGTGGCTTTATGTCGGAAAGTTTGCAGAGGGTATCAGCGAGGAGGCAAGCACTAAAGAGGGAAAACTGTCACCTACAACCAAGAGCATCAAGGGCAGTTTCTACGAGCGTAGCATCGACAATCTGTATGAGGTATCTGTTGATGAATCCAACCTTGTAGCAGAGGACACGGATGCAGCAACAGCAATCAAAGACTGGTTCTCAAAAGTGCAGGAAGCACCGGACGCAGCAGCGTAAAACAAGAGAGGATATAACAGGAGGATAATTCAATGAATAGAAAAATTATCGTGAATCATAAAGAGTTCAAAATGGAGAAAATGTCTGCGGACACATACATGGAATATCTCGAACTTGCAGAACAGATTGACGCTGCGACATCCGAGAGAGCGTCAAAAAGATACTCACGACAGGAAATTGAGGCGATGATGTTGTTCATCTGCAAAGCATACGGAAATCAGTTCACGGTTGACGAGTTAAAGGACGCAGAGAGCGGACTGGATGCAGCAGGAATCGTCATCGAGTTCAACATGATTGACATGGGAATCGCAGAGGAAATGAACAAGAGAATGGACAAGATGATGAAAAATTTTCAGAGTGGCAAGTGATTCCGGAAATAACAATCACTTGCAGCACAGGAAAAGTATTCATCAATAACATAACGGTTGAGCAGTACAAGAAATATGCTGCACTCATGGAGAAAAACGGTTCGGACAAAATAACGGATGCACTGTTTTTCAACAAAAGAATTATTCAAGAGATATTCGGAAACAGGATGTCTCTCGATGAACTGGGTGAGGTGGATGTCATTGAATTTCTGACAGCATCAAAGGGGATTCATTTCATCATGCAGGATATTGTTTCCGATGCGTTGCTGAACATTGTCGAGACAGAGCCAATCGAAAGAGAGACATCTGCGTTCGACGAATATGACCGTGAGAATGGGTATGAGGACGAGGAGCAGGAAGAACAGAACACATGGAAGATATGCGGAGAAATCGTTGACCGTGTGACAAAAATTGCGATTCGGCTCATGCGGGAATCATACGGGCAGTGCATGAAAGAAAATATCATTGAACTGCTGAAATATCTGAAATTTGAACTTGAAACGGTGAACGAGAACACATAACACAGAGAGGAGGAGAACCGATGGCACATACAAGCGTGAAGATTTCAGCAAATTCGTCTGATTATCAGTCACAAATGAAATCCGCTGCGTCACAGATGAAAGTGTTATCCAGTGAGTTCAAACTGGCACAGACGCAAGCAAAAGCGTTCGGTTCGGCAGCAGACCAACTCAAGGCGAAAGCCGAGAGCCTCACTCAAAAAATCACTCTGCAAAAGAATATCGTTCAATTAAACAGTGAGCAACAAGCAAAACTCACACAGAAACTTTCAGACCAAAAGACAAAGCAGGAGGAATTGAAAACAAAGGTCGAGGCAGCAAAGAAAGCCTATGAGGATTCAACAAAGGCGACCGGAGCAAATTCAGAGCAGTCAAAGGCACTGAAAGAGGAACTCGACAAACTGGAGCAGGAATTTAAGGCAAACGAGACAGCAATAGGAAAGACGGAGACTGCTCTTGCAAATCAGACCACAAAGACGAACGCATCAAAAGCATCACTCGTCGAGATGGAATCTGAACTCGAAAAAGTAAACAAGGAACTGAAAAATCATAAACTGAATGAATTTGCAAGCGGTTGTGACAAAGCAGGACAAAAGATGGAGAGTTTCGGAAAGAAAATGTCCGTCGTTTCTGCGGGAATTGCTGCAATAGGAGCAGCATCAATCGCAGCGTTCAAGGAACTCGACGAGGGATATGACACGATAGTGACAAAGACCGGAGCAACCGGAGAGGCACTGGAGGGATTGACCGCATCTGCGGACAATGTTTTCGGAAGTATGCCGGAGGACATGTCAACGGTCGGAGAGGCTATCGGTGAAGTAAACACGAGATTTCATTCGACAGGAGAGGAACTGGAGAGCCTGTCAACGCAATTCATTCAGTTTTCGAGCATAAACGGAACGAATGTGACACAGTCTGTTGACCAAGTGGACAAAATCATGAAAGCGTGGAACATAGACACATCACAGACGGGGAATCTGTTGGGATTGCTGACATCAAAAGCACAGGAGACAGGAATTTCCGTTGACAAACTCGAAAGTTATGTACTGGATAACAATTCAGCGTTCAAAGAGATGGGGTTGTCATTACCACAAGCAATCAATTTGATGGCTCAATTCGATGCGAACGGTGTTGATTCTACGACAGCACTGGCAGGACTGAAAAAGGCATTGCAGAACGCAACAGCCGAGGGAAAGTCAATGGATGTCGCACTGGAGGAGACAATCGGCAGCATTAAGAACGCAAAGACGGACACAGAGGCTTTACAGATTGCGACAGAACTGTTCGGGAAAAAGGGTGCTGCGGAAATGGCGACAGCAATCCGAGAGAACAGAATTGACCTCACAAGCCTGTCATCCTCAATGTCAGAATATGGAACGACGGTCGAGGACACATACAACGGAACACTCGACCCGATTGATAATGCAACAATAGCGATGAACAATGCAAAACTGGCATTGTCAACACTGGCGACAACAGCACAGACCGCAGCAGCACCAGTCATCGAAAAGGTGACGACAAAGATTCAAGAACTGACAAAGTGGTTCACCTCTCTTGACGAGGGGCAACAGCAGACAATCATCAAGGTCGGTCTTGTGGTGGCTGCGGTGGGTCCTTTAGCAATCGGATTCGGAAAAGTAGCACAGGGAATATCGACGACGGTGAAAACAGGTCAACAGTTTGCATCGTTTGTCGGAGGAATCATCGCAAAGATAACAGCCAAGACAGCAGCAACCGCAGCAGGAACAGCAGCAGACACAGCAGGGGCAGCAGCGGAGGCAGCACATACCGCAGCAACAGCGACAGCGACCGGAGTGACTGGAGGAATGACGGTGGCACAGACCGCCCTCAATGCAGTCATGAATCTGTGTCCGATTATTTTAATTGTGACACTGATTGCAGGACTGATCGCAGCAGGAATCGCTTTATATAAAAACTGGGATAAGGTCAAAGAAAAATTATCCGAGTTGTGGAGTAACGTCAAGGAGAAATTCAACGCAATCAAGGAAACCATAACGGGAGCGTTCTCGAAAGCAAAAGAGGCGGTCACGAATAAGGTGAACGAGATAAAAGATTCGGTTGCGAATAGTGCAGTCGGACAAGCAGCGACAAAGACGTTTTCAGCGGTGAAAAATACTGTCACAAAGTTCATGGGGGCAGCAGTTGACACCGCAAAGGAGAAACTGGGGAACATGAAAACCGCCTATGAGGAAAGCGGGGGCGGTATTAAAGGAGTAGTTGCAGCAGGATGGGAGGGAATCAAAGGCTATTACACAGCCGGATTCACGTTCGTTGATAATCTGTCGGGAGGAAAACTGACAGAAATCAAGACAAAATTCTCCGAAAAGACATCGGAAATCAAGACGAAAGTCTCCGAGGGTTGGGAGAATATGAAAACGACGGTCACATCCAAGATGACCGAGTGGAAAACAAACGCATCAAATAAACTGACGGAAATCAGAACCGATTTCACGACGAAGATTTCCGGAATACAGTCCTATGTGTCAACCGGATGGTCTCACATGAAATCGACGATTTCAACGACGATGCAGCAGTGGAACACAGATGCGAGCAACAAACTCCTGTCACTCAAGAACGATTTTACAAACAAGGTCGAGAGCGTAAAACAGGGATGGTCAACGAGGTTTACAAACATCAAGGACACGGCGACAAATCTCATGGAGACCGCAAAGACCAATGTTTCCACAAAACTGGAAAATATGAAATCTGCCTATAACGAAAAAGGCGGGGGCATGAAAGGAATTGTGTCGGCTACATTCACAGGCATCAAGGACACGATGAACTCACTCATGTCCACAGCGAACACGTTGACAGGTGGAAAACTCGACAGCATCAAGTCATCTTTCTCGACAAAATTGAACGGTGCTCTTTCAACGGTCGGTTCAGTCATGGAGAGCATACGAGCAAAATTCAGCGAAAAGATGGAATCCGCAAAGACAGCGGTCTCAAATGCTATCGACAGAATCAAGGGATTTTTCAATTTTGAGTGGTCATTGCCACATTTGAAAATGCCACATTTTAGTATATCCGGTTCGTTCAGTCTGAACCCTCCATCTGTACCGTCATTCGGTGTTGAATGGTACAAAACAGGAGGAATCATGACAAGTCCGACAGTGTTCGGAATGAATGGAACGAGGCTCATGGTCGGAGGAGAGGCAGGAGCAGAGGCAATTTTGCCACTTGCAGAGTTCTACACAGAATTGAACTCAATGCTTGACCGAAAGCTGAAAGCGATCAATCAGAATGTGAACGCTTTTATCGAGGTTCACAACTATATTGACGGAGACGAAGTGGCAAGCAGAACGACCGAAAAGGTCAGTGATAATCTTGCAATAGCAACAAAAAAACGGAGGTGAGGACATGAAAATTGACAGCATAGACATTCGGTCATTCGATGCAAAGCAGTTGACAGTTGATTTCGAGCCTCCACAGACGGGGGTGACGGTGGAGATGTTCGACGGGGCATTGATACCGTCGGAATCCGAAACATACACACCATTGTCCGGACTGACAGTGACAGTCCTGTTCAGAGGAAAAGACAGAGACGAGGTTCAAAAACATGTCAGTGATTTCAATGCAGAGTTGCAGAAAGGTGTTGTCCTTACACTGGACGGGTACAGTCGCCATTTTAAGGCATATATGACGGGGAACTCGTTGAGCAAGACAATAACGAAAACACGGTACACAGCAGAGTTCAAATTCACGGGGTACTGGTTCAGCGACGAAGTGAGTTTGAACTGGCAGGGAGCGTATGAGGCAATATTTGAGGCACAGGGAAACAGGGCGACACCGTGCAGACTGACAATCACAGCAACGGAGTACATTGAGCAGTTAAGAATCAACGGTCTTTCCTGCGGTGAAATTATTATCGACACGATTCCGAGAGGAGCAACCGTCATCATTGACGGAGAAACAGGATTCGCAACGATGGACGGAGAGAACAAGTTCAAGGATGTGTCATTGATGGAATTTCCGTATCTCACAACAGGGCAGGAAAAGGAACATCATCTCATTTTCTCTGACAATAACGCACTTGTCACATTGCAGTATAAACCTATGTGGTTATAGGAGGCGGTCAGATGGATTTGTACAATGATTCACACGAAAAGGTGTGTATTTTATCCGGAATAAAAGAAACGTGCATCACAAGCACTCTCAAGACCGGAGATAAGGAAATCACATTCGAGTTCCGAAAGACAAACAGGTATGCAGCGTACATCAAAGAGGAGGGATATATCAGAACCGACACGGACGAATTTGTTATCAAGCAGGTCGAGCCGAGCGGGGAATGGTACAAATGCACCGGAACATTGAACGTCGAGGAACTGGAGGGCAAACAATATCCGCAGGGATTTGAGACTGTGGAAAAGACGGTCGATGAATGTCTGACAGAGGCAATCGACGGAACTGGATGGAAAGTCATCCGGTGCGATGTTTCCAAAAAGAGAACAATCCGGATAGAACAGAACTGTTCTGCATGGGATGTCGCTCAACAGGCAATCACAACGTATAGATGCGAGATGGTGTTCGATTCTCTGAACAAGGGAATTTCGGTATATGAGAAATACGGAGAGGACAGAGGAGCATATTTCATTGAACGTCTGAATCTCAAGCGGTTGCAGGTACAGTCAAACTCATACGACTTTGCAACAAGGCTCATTCCGATAGGGAAAGATGGATTGATGCTGAATATCGACGGGAAAAATTATGTTGAGAATCACCAGTATTCAAAGAAAGTGAAAACGATGACGTGGAAAGATGAAAGATACACGGATGCGGAATCACTGAAAGAGGATGCGGAGGCGAAACTGGACGAACTTTCCAAACCATACAGGTCGTACACAGCAGAAATCATCAATCTTGTTGAGGCAGTGCAGGACGAGGAGAAAAAAGAACAGTACAAAGAGGTGTTCAGTATAGCACTGGGAGACACGGTGCTGCTGATCTCCAAGTCAACGGGAATCCGTGAGAGCCACAGGATTGTGAAATTCTATGAATACCCGTTGACGAAAGAAAAGAACAAGGTCGAACTGGCAAACACAAGACTGTCATTCGAGGAGGTTCAGAGAACCGAGCAAGAATTGTCATGAGGAGGTGAGAAAATTGGAAATCATTAGACACATCAAAGTGGATTTGTATGGAGACACACAGCATTTTGCAGTTGCAGCGAAACAGATGGATATGGGAACACGGTACATCGGAGTGACGCTCATGGAGGACGGTGTCGTGTATGAGATACCGGACAATGTGGAGGTCATTATCAACATGACCAAACCGGACAAGACACACGTTCACAACGATGGAGAAAAGTCCGGAAATGAGGCTCTCATTCCTCTCACAAGAGGCATGTTGCAGGTTCACGGAACAGCATTATGTGAGGTGCAGTTGTATCAAAATGGTGCATTGCTGACGAGTGCGACGTTTGAGATGGAGATTTTTCCGTCACAGCGGGATGAATCGGAAATCATTCACTCCGGAGAATATACAAGACTGGAGAACACCATTGCAGCAGCGAGAGAGGCTCTGCAAATCGCACAGGACACACAGAACACCATTGATGCAGCAGAGGCGGTCAGACAGGCACAGGAGCGGTTGAGAGAGGCTGCTGAAAAGGCAAGAGAAATCAAAGAGAGCCGGAGAGAGGATGACACCGCAAAGGCGATTGCAAAATGTGTCGAGGCGATGGAGGCAGCAATCGAGCAGACAAAGAAATGTCTGACAGCGACCGAGGAGGCAAACAAAATCATCATCAGTCAGTCCGGTCTTGATGCGATACTGGCAGCAGTCAAAGACTATTATGAACGCATCAGAGAACTTGAGACGGACATCAACATCAATGTGGATGGAGGAACACCAAAATCAACCGACCTCCTGCTTGTCAAGGGAGGAACACCGTTCACGACCGATTATGACAAGTATATCGCAGGAACGTCACACACAATTTGAGAAAGAGGTGAAAAAGAATGGCAACAGCAACAATCACTCTGAAAAAGGGAACGACCGCAGAGTGGACGGAGAGCAAGAGGGTTCTCGATGATGGAGAACTGGGTCTCGAAACCACGACAAGCGGTCACAGAATCATCCGAATCGGTAACGGTTCGACCGAGTTCATGAGCCTCCCTGTCGCATTTGACATCGAGGAGGTCAGAGAAATCAAGACCGGAATGGACAAAGATGCAAAAACGTACTATGACGACATGGTCAAAAAGGGAACGGAGTTGCTTGCAGAAATGAAAGCACTGGCAACGACTGTCGAACTGGAGGACGATGCGACACAAATCAAGTATCGAATGGGTATCTCAAACGGTACGTTGTATTTTGAGGAAATCACAAAGGAGGCAAGTGAATAATGGCAGCAGGTGACAGAATATTCATGGCGAAAGAATCCACGTCGCAGGAGATTCTTTCCAACACAAAGAAAATTATCGAGGACGCAAAAGCAAAACCGAAAAGATACGGAATGAGAATCAACCTCCTCGACAGCAATCCGGCAACCCGTGTCAAATATCTTTATGATGCGGTTGGAATGACACCCGCAGGAATGAATTTCGCAGGAGGCGGGTTCGATTATGGAGACTGGGGAGATATTTGGTTCGTAAAGAAAAACCGTCCGGTCATGGTAAGAACTGACGGAACGGTTGACTATGAACTGAATCATGAAAACCATGCTCTCAAGCTGAACGGAGGAGCATCGGACATCACAAAAACATCATACGGTGGAAATGCAATGTCCGAGATTCCTCTGATTTGGGTCAAGAGATGGACACAGAACAATTATCATTTTGTTGTGTTCTGTGAGGAGCAGTACGATGACACATACAAAGCATACGCACACACCGACGCAGACGGAAATGTCCTGCCCGTGACATATTTCCCGATGTACGAGGGTTCGGTTGTCAACAGCAGGATGCGTTCGCTCTCCGGTCTCACACCGACAGCGTCCATGACAGACGAGCAGGAGACGACCGCAGCAAAGCAGAACGGTGACAGATGGGATAAACAGTCATTTTCTGAAATCAACCTCATGTATGAAATGTGTACGATGATTACATGCAGCACCAACTCACAGGGCAAGTTTGGAAATGGAAACAGTCAGTCCGACAATTTCTTGCAGACCGGAACACTCAACGGAAAAGGACAGTTTTTCGGTTATACATCGACCACACAGGCAGTCAAAGTATTTTACTGCGAGAATTTCTTTGCGAACTACTGGAAACGTTTGAGAGGTCTGCTGCTTATCAACGGAGTTTATCATGTGAAAGCAGTTCCTCCGTACAACTCAACAGGTGCGGGGTGCACAAACACAGGACTGACGCCGTCCGGA